TTTTTTTCTATTTTAAAATTTTTATCTTTGCAAGGAGGTTGTTATGGCTGTTGTGGACAAATATGTTAATAGTTCAATAGCATCTAATAAGATCATAAATGCTGCCCTTGTAAATGGAGCAAGAGTTGTTGGTATGGTAGCAACAGAAGAAACTGCTGCCGCAGATGATGATGGTTCTATTTACAGGTTTTTTAAGGGTGTTAGTGGGAACTTAATTCCCATTGAAATTTTTGTTTATTGTGATGCTATTACAAGTGGTACTGATTATGATCTTGGTCTTTATAATCAAACTTCTCCGGGGGGTACTGATGGTACTGTTATTGATGCCGATGTATTTATGGATGGGCAAACTTTAGCAACTGCTATTTCTCGTGGTGGTGGAACAGCTAATCAAAATGAAGCTGTTGATGGTTTGGCTGCTGTTGATATTGCTGATCTTCAGCAAAAGATTTATGAACATGCTGGACATACTGTAAATACTGCAAAGCAAGGTTATGATATTTGCTTAACAGCAAATACTGTTGGTTCAGCTGCTGGTACGATTACTATTATAGCTATATTCATTGAAGGATAGAGCTAGTTTTATTTTAAAGCGGTGCGGTGTTTATAAGCATCGTATCGCTTTAATTTTTTAAGGGAGAATAAAATGCCTAGAGGATTTGCAAATGCTGCTTCCGTTACACCAGCTGATACTGGTGTTATGGATAATTCGGGAGTTCTTTATATTGGCACAGCTGGGGATGGTACACTTAAAGTAACTACAACAGATGATGATACTATATCCTTTGCTGGAGTAACAGCTGGATGGTTTGGGGAGTTAAGAGTTCAATTAGTTTGGTCTACTGGAACAGGTGCATCTGATATTGTTGTTGCATATTAATTTTTTAAAGGAGTAACTTATGAGTTCAACAGCAACTTCAAAAGTAGATGTTTGTAATTTGGCAATGGATCATGTTGGTGGTGGTATTATAGTCAATATAGATTCTCCATCTACAAAACAAGAAATAGTATGTGCTCGATGGTATGATATGACTCGTAGAGCTTTATTGAGATCACATCCTTGGGCGTTTGCTAGAGCAAGAGCAACACTTTCATTAAATACAACAGCACCTACTCATAGCTGGGCAGATGCATATAATATTCCTTCTTTACTTGTTAGGTTACATTTTATTGGTGATGATAGTGTTCTTGATCTTAAAGGAAAATATGCACTTGAAGGTAGACAAATCCTTATGGATAATAGTGGGGGAACATCTATTGATATTGGCTACACAATAGATGAAGAAGATGTTACCAAATTTGATTCTCTTTTTATTGATCTGCTTGCAGTTGAAATAGCTTGGAGAGTTTCTTTTGCTTTTACTTTAAAACCATCTCTTAAAAAAGAATTAAGAGAAGAAAGAAAACAATTACAATTAGAAGCAAGAGCAGTTAATAGTCAAGAACGCCCTCCTGTTAAAATACAAACAAGCAAATTTACAGAAGCAAGACAAAGATTAACTTCTAATGTAGCCGGAACGGATACTATTTTTGACAGTTAGTAATGTTATACAAAATGATTTTTCGGCTGGAGAATTAGATCCAAAAGTATATGGGCGTTTTGCTTTAAAACTTTATCAAAGAGGTCTTGAACTTTGTGAAAATTTTATTGTTGAACCTCAAGGATCTGTACGCTTTCGTACAGGCACACGATTTATAAATCATACCAGATTAAATAGAATAGCTAGATTTATTTCTTTCCAATTCAATGATGAACAAGCCTATATGCTTGAATTTACTGCATTGTTTATGCGAGTATTTAAAGATGAAGGTGCTGTTCTTGAAGCTAACACAACAATCTCAGGAGCAACCGTTGCTAATCCTGTTGTAATAACAGATACAGCACATGGGTATGCTAATGGTGATGAAGTATTCATATCTGCTGTTGTAGGCATGACTGAACTTAATGGAAAGTATTATTTAGTTGCAAATAAAAATACTAATGATTTTGAAATTACAGATGTTGATGGAACTGATATAGATGGTTCAGCATTTACTGCTTATTCTTCTGGTGGTACTGCTGGAAAAGTTTTTGAAGTTGCTACACCTTATTTAGAATCACAATTATTTGAATTAGATTTTGATCAAAATGCAGATGTATTAACTGTTACTCATCAAAAACACGATATTAATAACATAACAAGAACAGCACATGCTGCATGGACAGTAGCAACTTTTTCTCGCACTAATGATCCCTTCCCTAGTCAAGCAATTACAGGAATCTCTCAAGCCTCTCCCGGTGTAGTTACCTATACAGGTGCAGATTCTTATGCCGATGGAGACTTTATAACTATACAAGAAGTTGTTGGTATGACAGAAGTAAATGGAAATTCTTATGTTGTTGCAAATTTAAATACTGGAGCAAACACTTTTGAACTTACTCAAGCAGATGGTACAAATGTAGATACTTCTGGATTTACTGCTTATAGTTCTGCTGGTACGGTTGGTGATTATCCAAAAGCAGTTGGATATTATGAAGGTAGAAGATTTTATGGTAATACTCTTACACTTCCAGAAACTTTTTGGGGTACAAGATCTCCAGATTCTTCTGCTGATGGACTTCCTCGATATACAGATCATACTGCTGGAACAGATAATGATCATGCTGTTATTTTTACAATCGCCCCCTCTTTTGAGGGAACAGTAAATGCAATTCAATGGCTTGCTGGAATGACTGATTTTTTAGGTATGGGTACTTTTGGTGGTATTAATAAAGCAACTGGAAGTGGAACAGATAACCCTATTGCACCTGATAGTATACTTGTTAAACCAATTTCTGATGTTGGTGTTGAAGCAAAAAGCCCAATTCCTAGAGGAACAATTATTATTTATATTCAAAGAGGTAAATTAAAAATACGAAGTTTAGAATTTGATTTACTTCAAGAAGGTTTTACTCCTATAGATAGAAATTTTGTTGCAAACCATTTAACAGTATCTGGATTCAAACAAATAGCTTTTCAAGATGGAGATCCTGATGTTCTTTGGGGTATTTTAACTGATGGTAATTTTGCTGGATTAACATTTAAATCAAGTGAAGATGTTTCTGGTTGGCATAGACATTTTTTAGGTGGTACAGATGTAAAAGTTTTATCAGCTGGATCAATGACTTTACCTACTTCTTTTGACCAATTATGGGTAGTTGTTGAAAGAACTATAAATAGTTTAACAAGGAGGCATGTAGAATTTTTTGAAGATGAACCTATAATACCTAGAAGATCAGATTTTATAACAGGAGATGCAAACGAAGCAACTGATGATACAACTTTTCAAAATGCAATGTTTGAAGCACAAAAAGGATATGTGCATGTGGATAGTGCTCTTTCGTATGATGGAACAGCTGTTGGAAGTGATGCCGGGGCTACGCTGACTCCTGCCTCTTCAGCAATAGCAACTGGCGTTACTTTCACAGCATCTGCCGCTTCTTTTGTTGCTGGTGATGTTGGTAGAGAACTTTGGAAAAAAGCTATTGATGGTGTGGGAGAAGGTAGAGCAATCATAACTGCTTTTACTGATACTACTCATGTAGATTGCACAATTACAAAAGCCTTTGATAATACCGATGCAATGGCTGCTGGGAATTGGTATATTACTACTAATACCTTATCAGGATTAGATCATCTTGAAGGTGAAGCACTTGCTATTATAACAGATGGTGCTGAGCATCCTACAAAAACAGTTTCTAGTGGAGCAATTACTTTAGATTTTCAAGCAAGTACAATTCATATAGGGTTAAGTTATATTGGTAGGGTAATGACATTGAATTTAGAGGGTGGTGGGATTACAGGTGCTGGACAAACTAAACCGGGAAAAGTTGTAAAAATTAATCCTCGATTTCTTCATACTGCTCGTGCACGATTTGGTGTAGATTTTTATAGTTTAAAAGAGTTAGTTTTTAGAAAAACTTCTAGTGCAACTAATAGACCAGAACCTTTATTTACTGGTATACCTGATGAAAATGTTACTTTTGATGATACTTGGACAAAAGAAAAGAAGTTAATAATTGAGCAAAAGCATCCGCTTCCTTGTGTTTTACAAGCTCTTGATGTATTTATGGAAATATCTGATGAATAGAAATATAGAACTATTAGAGTTTCTTATAGAAGATCTTGATGATATGACTATAAAATATCATAAGGGAGAAAGTATTAAAGATTTTAAAGAAAGACTTAAAGGGGCAATGAAACTTGGACATTCAAGATTAATAAGATATAAAGATAAACCATTAGCAATAATGGGATATACTATTCTATGGCCGGGAGTTTGTGAACTTTGGGTTATGCCAAATGAACCTATTGAAGATAAAGGAGTTTTAGCATTATCTCTTAAATATTCTTTAGAGATATTTGTACTTCCTCAAGAATTTCATAGAATACAAGCAACAGTTTTAGATAATGATCCTAGCGAAGGGTTTCTTATAAAATTAGGTTTTGAATGTGAAGGGCTTTTGAGAAAGTATGACACATTTAAACAAAATTATAAAATGTGGGCGAGGGTGCAACTATGAGTATATTTTTCTCTTCAGTAAGTGCAGCAGCTTCTATAGCAGCGGGTGCTGTTCAACAAGCTGCTTTTAATACTCAAGCAAAAGCACAAGAAGAAGAAGGCAATCTTAAAAGAGCAGAAGCTCAAGAAGAAGCAATAAGGATTGAAAAAGAACGAAAGGAAGCAAGAGCTAAAGTTGGATTAGCTTTTATTAAAGGTGGAGTAACTTTACAGTTTACTCCTTTAGATTTAATTGAAGAACAGGAAAGAGAAGATGAACAAGAAGCGTACTCAATTCGTAAGCGTGGTTTTGCACAACAGAAATTAGCTTTTGCAAATGCTCAAGTAAGTAGAAGTAGAGGTAGAGCAGCATTATTAGGTGGTATTGCTAGTGGAGCATCTACTATGGCACAAGCGGATTGGACTTAATGTTTGTATCTAAAATAAGCATAAGCATTAAAATAAGTTAGGAGAAAAATATGGGTGGTTTAGGACAAGGTATTACAAGAAGAAAAAGAGCATCATCAGCTGTTGGCATACCTGATTTAAATACTTCTGGTGCTGATATACTTAATGCTATTGCAAAAACTACTGCGGATGTATCTCAAGTTCTTAAAGCTAGAGAAGAAAAAGTAAACAATTTAAAAGCAATAGAAAAAGCTCAAGAGATTGAAGCAGAAGTAGAAAGTCTTGTGACTACTATAAAAGGTAGAATGGAAACTGGAGAGTTAACTACTGAGCAAGGTGTTAACCTAATGAAAGCAGCAAGAAAAGATACTAGTAAAAAATTATTAGGTGATATTAAAAATAAGGATCTTAGATTTAAAACAACATTAAGAAATCAATTTGCAATAGGAAATGGTAATGCTGCTGATGTAGAATGGATAAAAGGGTTTCAACAAGATAGTGCAACACTTTCTGCTCAAAAAATCTCTGATCAAATAGCAGTACAGGCGGGAAATTTACGAGATATACCTACTTTAGTTAGCTTAATGCATGAACAAGAAGGGGTTGCTGGTAAAGTAATGCCTAATGGTGTTGTTGCTCATAAAGATGGTTTTCTTACTGCACTTGGAGGTACAGTTACTAGCGAATCACTTAATGCCTTAAAAGAAGCTACTCCAAAAAATATGCTTCTTAGTTATATAAATCAAAATATGATTAATGCACCAGAACAGTTAGAAAAAGATTTTAATAAATTTCGTGGGGAAGTATTTGGTAAATTTTTAAATTCTACTGAAATGAAAACTCAAGAAGATAGAATAGTTGCAGCTGCTAATGGTTTAAATAGAACTACTCAACTTAAAATTAGAGGTAAAATAATTGAACAGATAGGTAAAAAAAATCTATCAATAGAAGATTTACAAAAATTTCAACTTGACATGCAAAGACAAGCAGATGATCCCAATAATAAAATGCCAATTCCTAAACCTTTGGCAGTTGCTGTAGATAATATGATTAAAGAAAGGTTGGCGAGAACAGCTGCTTTTAAAGCTGTCAAGTTAAATAATGATACTCTTCTTGGTCTAGTTACTAGACATGAAAATCTTAAAGTAAATACTAAACCAGATGGCAGTTTAAAAGATGGAGTTGATACTCTCGATGAAATTGTTACTTATTTAGTAGATGTAGAAAATAGATTAGCTGAGGGTGA